CGCTAACCAAGGGGTCCGCGAACTGCCAATCCTCGGGTGGTTCCATCCAGCTATCAACACTGTCGGGATCTCGTAATTCAAACTTTTGACCCATGCTTCGTCCTCCCATAACCAAGTGATTCTAGAACTTCAATTGCTTCAGCTGCGCCTTTGCAGACCGCAACTGCCCAGCCTCTATCTTTGAGGACGCACAGCCAGGCCGACTGTTCTGGCGTTACCCGGCCACCCTTGCGACGCTTGAGTTCAATGGCCGTGCCCACGTTTTCCGGGCAGGCCGGAGGCGGATCGAAGATCAAGATGTCTGGAATACCCGGCTTCACGCCCAGCTGCTTCTGCTTGACGCGGTACTGAACTTTGTGTTTGCCTTCGTTGGGCACATGGGTGAACTTTACCTTGTGCAGCTCCAGCCACTTAGCCAGGGCCATCTGCTCATTTTCTTCGGGTGGATTTAAATAAGGGTTAGTTGCCATTAGGACACCTCCGTATCTACTAGCCTTTTGAGTGCGTCCAGCTCCCTCTCCATCGCCAAAACATGGCCAGCTACATCTGGGGGCATACCAGTTTTTAAGATTTTTTCAACCGCATGGAGCACATCCCACTTGTTTTGATAGCGGGGATTTGCCAAAAACGGTTTAACAAGCTCCCTCAACTTGTCCATGACTTCCATATCGCTTTCATAGCTATATTTCGTGTATTTATATTCTCTAATCTGATCCTCTAACTCCCGAATGTATTCCTGAGTTTCTTTTGCCACAAAGCGACCAAGCTCTTTTCTATCCTTTTCATCTTCTCGAAGTGCCTCAAAAAACTCTCGTTCTGTAGTAAAAAATGGATGTCTTTGCCCATCCCAACGCATGATTAGATACATCATCATGCCTAGTGGGGGGTCAATCTCTCTGTGTGTGGCTTTGCGCCTAGTATAGAGTGTCTCCTTGTCGGGGTTGTAATAAATTAGCCCAATATCATCTGGTAGCTCATCCGGCTCGATCATGCCCCTTGGACATACAAAGCTAAACTGATTGCAATACTGCAAGTAACCTCGCCACTTTTCATCGCCCAAAAAATCACTGCGACTAACTTTTATCTCGTACCCCATAATGCAAGGGTTGGCCCATGATTTTTTAAACGCTACTGCGTCCATAATCAAAAGCTCGTGAGAAGTGTGGGTTGGGCCGTTTTTAACCTCCGTGAAAAAGGAATCTCTGGTATGTCGTTTAGACAAGGCTAATTTGATCATGTCTGCTCTTACTCGATTTTGTCGCAATTATCTCCCTCCCAAACCACGTTTCCGGAAGCGTCTTTGACATCGTATCGCCTGCCGACTAAACCTGCGTGGAGCTTGGCTACCTTGACTAGATCCTGCAAGCTATTACTGGCGTGCACGGTCTTCCGACCATCGCTGTACAGGTAGTATGCAGGGGGTCTAGCCATGACCACGCCTCTCCAACTCTTCCTCTAGCTCCACAACCCGGTCCCAGAGGTAACTTGCGTAAAAGATCATCACGACCAACATCGCCAGTATCACTGTAACAATCGCTGTCCGTATCATGCCGGATCCCCCTTTATCAAAGCTAGACGTTCTTCGGCTCCCAACATTCCGACCGCCGGGGTACTCTGCAATCGCCTAATTTCCCGCTTGCGGAGATTCTCATACGCCTCTTTTACTTGGCGATATAAGGGTTCGGGGTACTCGCTGTAGCCGATTTTTTCAAAGCCTACGGTCGCTACAGCTTGCCGTATCAGGTCATTGTCCTTAATGACCCCATAGTCATACCGCTGCACTGCCGACCGTATGATCTCCATGGCCTCCTCGGTTGATGGCAGGTCGTGTGCCAACTCGACACAAGCTTCCCTGATTTCGGCTATGGTTGGGAACCATTTCTCATTGCGAATGTGGTTTTGGATCGCACGTCCGGCCACGTTGTAGTCTAGGTCTTGGATAAAGCCAGCGTAGACCTCCACCGTTTTGTCTCCCAGGGCCTGCCTGGGGTATGCCATCTGTAGCAAAGTTATGAGCTGCAAAGCCTCTTTTTTGGTCATAATTACCCTCCTTCGCTCCAAGCAATATCGATGATGTCCGCTTCAGCACGTTCTCGCTCAATCTCTTCGCGGAGCAAGCGTTCTGCAGCGGTTTCGCCGTTCACGCCCACTACCCGCCTTGTCTGCGGTGGAGCTGTTGCTTGGCGCTTTAGTTTGTCATACTGCTTGCGGAATTTACCCATTGAAAGAATGTTTGCTCGCCAAAAGTGATCATTCTGCGCCCATGTCATTAGGTAAGCGGCTTCCTGCGGATCACGCTTGTCCAGCCGCATCATGCGATCTGCCTCGGTTGCCCAGTTGGTTAAATCATCTGGGACCCGGGTATTAGGATCTTGACTGAGAATTTCTCTTTTCAAGTGCAAAGCCAATCTCATGGGTATAGAATCGTCGTCAAATTTTTTGGCGACATTATCTTTACTATCTATGGTTTGGTTAGGTACGGTACGGTTAGGTACGGTGCCAGCGGTTGACCGACGGTCGTCCGATGGTTGTTTTTTGGGTGTTTTTTGGGTTTCCTCTTGTTTTTTGTTGGCTTCTTTCTTGGCTTGTTGCCTTCTCCTGCGTGACCGCTCACGCTCCTCTAATCGCCTTTCAATCAGCTTTCCGGCGTAGTCGTACCAATCATGCAAAATCAAACAACCGTCTTCGTCATCAATAAACCCTCCGTCGATAAGGGCCTCGACAAAATCGTCATGGTCACCATCCCACTGTGCGGCCAACCCTATTTCAAAGGGGGTCATGTCGGTCAACTTTCCGTCGACCCCCACATTATCCAAGGCCCACCACCAAAGTTCGTGCAGATGACCAATCAACTTATGTCGGTCGACCGACAAACGCCCGGCGGTCTTTAGTGTTTTTCTGTGTCTAGATAAACTCTGGTGTGATTCAATCCATGCCATTGGGTGCCCTCACCTCCAGCAGATCAGGATTATCGTAGATGTTGCCGATTATCTCGTATTCGTCATACTCATATAGGTGCCCACACCATGTTTCATCTGTTTGTATGAGAACGTGCCCAAACCAATGTTCTCCCAAATACTCTACAAGGAAAACCTCGCCTAGCTCGTTACGCACTATGTCTCCTTCGTAAATTTCCCGGCCATGCTTGTCCTTTAGTCCTGTGTATTGCATAAGGTGATACTTTTCCGGGTGCTTAAAAATGGTGTTCAAATCACTTTCTCTCAGTTCTTGCCAACTCCACCACTTCAAGTCGCCCTTCGCTTCCGGCTGGTATGCCCGAAACTTAATTTCCCTCACTACGCCACCTCCATCCACACCGTATACTCCCACCATCCAGAGTACAAGTATCTAAGGTGTATCACTCTGGCCTTGGGGTGCCTCCGCCATATCCTGGCTGAGGCTTCGTCGTAACAACTAGCGGTAATCCTCTTAGTTATCAAAACCAGCACCTCCCGCTATATATGTTGGTTTCCCAGTGATGTGTGCTCCCCTACCCTAAACGCTTTGCTATCTCATATACCACGTTAACGGTAACTGCGTTACCGGCTTGCTTATACAATTGGCTGTCACTAACCCCGGCTGCTTTGGCGCGGTAGAAGAATTCGTCAGGGAATCCTTGTAGTCTGAATGTTTCAAGAGGAGTTAATCTTCTAATACGATAGGCCCGTTTGGCTTCTTTATTGCCAGAGGGTGCCCATGCTTCTTGAACCGTTGATAGTGCTTCTCGCAATACCCCAATCCCTTCACTGGCAGCCCACAGACTTTGCAAGAACCTCTCTCGCGATGTTCCTTCATATGACAACTCCTGCATAATACAACTAAGTTCTTGGTGGAGTTGTTCTGGAAGTCGCCGTCCTTGTGGTGAATATCTAAATTCTCTTTGCTTCCGCATTTTGAGCATTCCGTCTTTTTCACTAACTCCCGTGCTCTCTTGTGAGCCTCTGTCCAACTCAAGTTTTCGCTCTTCTTCACGCCTCTGAATCCGTTCGCCATGCACTCCCTGTTGCAATACTTCCTCCGATTGAAGTGAATTAAGTATTCCAAGTCCCCATTCGGCAAACGCTTTCTCTCCAATTTCTTCCCGCAACTCTCGCAGTATTTTAACGGCGTTTCCTTCTTCCGTCTCGCCATATTGCTCCCCCTTCCCAACCATCACACCGTGCCTATCCTGTGCCGTCAAAGTAAACATTGGCTCTCCTGGTTCTTTGAATCGTCTACCGTTTTGGCGTTTTTCTGCTCGGTCTGGAGTTAGAACTGGCACCGCATACAACCCTGTCTTGGCTCCAACACCGCCAGCTTCTGCCTTCAACGTCCCGGCAACCCCAGCAGGGTCGTGCACTCGGATCCACCCTTGACTGTTTGTCCTGTGACCAGTAACGCACGGTGCAATTCCGTTGGTTTCGTATAAGTGACCACCTTGACCGCCGGACGGGTAAATATTGCCGACCTTCTTGATTTCCATTACCCCATCCACTATGTTTCCGATTTGCTTAATAGCTTGTCCACTTGCTCTTGTGATAGGAAATACTTTTCTTCTGGGTTCTCCTCCAAAATGTCCGACAATGAACACGCGTTCTCGGTTTTGGGGCACTCCGAAATCCTTGCTGTTAAGTATCTGCCATTCCACCCAATACCCCAATTCCCCCAGCGTATTGAGGATGGTTGTGAAAGTCTCCCCCCGGCGTGATTGAGTAAACCTTTGACGTTTTCGAGCAGAAGATACTTGGGTTTGAGAATCCGTGCGATACGAGCAATTTCAAAAAAGAGAGTGCCTCTTGTATCGTCAAATCCTCCTCGCTTGCCAGCCATCGAGAAAGCTTGGCATGGAAATCCTCCGGTGACAATGTCAACGCTTCCGAGTTGTCGAACATCGTCATCTGTGACTGCTGTGATGTCATGCCACTCCACCTCCCCCTCTGTGTCAAAGTTAGCTTTATATGTTTGGCGGGCAAACTTGTCGATCTCGCAAAAACCCACACACTTATGACCCGCCTGTTCTAACGCTAGTCTGAACCCTCCAATTCCAGCGAACAAATCCAAGAACCTCATATCATCACCTGCACTTTGTATAAACATTCAATGTATATTCATTACTCACACCGGGCAGGATATGATGGGGAGTGTGTGCCCATCTCCTATTTAACAGGGTAGCAGGCCGGGCTATAACGGGCGGTATTTTTGGGTGCCCAGCCCGCTGTCCCAAATCTAAGTTCTATTTCGACTTGCCCACCAGGCTCCAAAAACGAAACTGGCGCTGCATAGTATCCACACTGCGTACCAGGGCAACTAGGACGCCTCCAGAACTACCCAAGCATGTTCAAAGCCATGTTGCGAATCCTCCAGATGCACGAAAGCATCACGAATCTCCCACTTTAGGCCTTTATGCTCAAACTTCCCTATGATGAGAAGACTTTCCAAAACGTCTGTGGGAAAGTTGTTTATTTCATCAATCGTTCCACCATTTGGGCCAACCACTTCAATCGTCAGCGTGTCCAACCGCTCCACCCCCCATTAAGATAATGCAATCAACGATCATCACTCCGCCTCCGGAGACCCTAAACGCCCGCCTCTAGCCAACATCTTGAGATAATCATCCCATTCTTCCACGTTCTTTTGGCCACAGTTGAGACACATGGTCTCTGCCTTCAGTCCCCAGAGTGGAGACTCTTCTTGGTACACCAATCGGAAGCTTGTATGGACAACACCCTGCTCAGTCCTAAACGTCCTGCAATCAGGGCAAAAATACTTCTTCTCCTGGTGATTGACTTTGTTGTCTTTGTGCGGTTTTGGTCGCCGCCCATCCACAAAGTATTTGATAGCAAACACAAGCCCTACACCCGCTGCCAAGCCAAAAACCAGTCCAACGATCATCACTCCACCTCCGGATCACGCATCTCGTCATGCCATTCTTTGGCACACTCGGCACTACACATCATGTACTCGTCTCCCCAATAGTTGGTGCAGACAACTGCGTCCTCTTCCCGCATCTCCTGCCCACACCACGCACATTCAACATATACCGGCCTGGGGCAAGGAGGGGCTAAATACGCCCGCTCCTGCGATGCCATGCCTCTGGCATTCAGCCAGTCCCTCATTTCTTCTCACCCCTCGGAACTTCGACATTTTCCGGATCCTCTGTGGTCGCCGATTTGTCTAAAACCTCTCCGGTCTCACCGTCAACAACAATTACGTCTGGGCTTTCGGTCATATCTGGCATAATCTCATGCTTTACCGTTTCATCTGTATACTCAACTTGCTTCATGATCTCGATGCTGATTGGCAGATACTTGAACATATGGCGGATAACGGTTTTGCAGGCCATTTCTTCGTAGTCTGTGACCCAAGGGCCGTTACCGCTTGCTTTACTGCGCCCTCTGCGCTTGTCGATCTCACTCTTGGACATGAACTCAAAGTGATAACCGCCGTCCTTAAACTTGGCAACACCGTAAGCTCCAATGAATTGTCCTCTGTCATCCATCGCTGGCTTGTGGCGGAGCTTGGGTTCGAGGCCATACTCGTAGTCAAACTCGTCGTTTTCGTAGACAGGGTGAGCGTAAATTGACTCAATATGCCCACTCCGACGTGCCAAGTCGATCATGCCCCGATAGCCGATAATAAACTGGGCCTCTTTGCCATAAGGGATGATGTAGGCTTGTCCCAAGATGTTAGGCTCAAGGCCCAACTGGGCCGACTGCATGACTGCCGCAAGTAGTGATTGGATATTACAATCAAGGAGTTTTGGAGTCTGCCTAATGGTTGTCATGGCAATCCTAGCGAGTCTATCGGCATCAAGGTGTTTGGGCAGCGCCCTTTGAATCTCCGGTGCCATCCGCTCCAGGTAGTGCCTGATGGTCTGTTCTGGAGAAACGGGTTTGTTTGCTTGCCCACTGGCCTTCTTAGCCAGTTGGTTCTTGACCGCTTGCTTAGTCAATCAAATCGCCTCCCTATTTGATAGAAAACCTTCTGTAACTGTTCTCTTTCACGTACTTTGCATAAATGTCCGGATGCTCCGTTTGGAGCTTTTTGGTATCCAATCTTTGGCTGGTGATCGTTTTCCAGGTTACTTTGCGCTCACCGGCCCATCCGACTTCGTTCTCGCCCAGTAGCTGTTTGAGTTTGTTCTCGGCCTCCTGACGTTTCTCAGCCATGAGCTTCTCTTGTTCGGCCCAGTGCTCACGTTCCTCAATCAATTCTGAGGCGTTTGCAGGCAATTCTACGGCCTGTTCGTTGCTTTCTGGATATAATCTACCCAGTAGCTCTTTCGAGGCGTCAGAACCGTCCATTGGAGGCGGCGTGCCATCCTCTACGAGCTTCCAGAAGTCGGACTCGATTTTGATCAAGTAATCAATCAACTCTTGGTCACGATCCACCCTAAAATGGATGAACTTGTTGCCGCCGATCAGAACCGCCAAGTACCAACTGTCATAACCTGTGACCGCCATGTAGTGCTGCACTTGGATGAGATACTCGGGCGGCAATGTTTCGCCATCTTCGCCCCACTCACCCTTGCGGTATTCGCTGGAGGTCTTGCACTCTAGACCCGCGTTTTCACCCACCACCAAGCGGTCTACGTTGGCAAGCATAAAGGGGTGCTCTGGGTGTTGGAGTATGGCGTTTCTCCTGCGTACCTTCTTGCCGGTACGTTTGACGAACTCTTGAGCGACCAAGTCCTCAAGCACGATGCCCCAATAGGCCGCCTCGCCAGGCTCCTCCGGGACTATCTGTCCCGTTTTGTCAAGCCACACAGCTACTGGACTTCGCCACCGATTGAGACCGGCAATGGCGGCGGCATCACTACCGCCTATGCCGTTGCGCCTGGCCTCGAGCCACTCCGCCCTGGTCATGTCTACCGTTGGTGTCAAAATGTTAAGTGCCATTTGTTTCCTCCCCCCTTGTTTTCCGGAGCCCATTCTGGTAAACTGGGCTTAGGTGTTTTATTCGTGCCCTTTATCTGTGCTAGCGGATATGGGGCTTTTTTGATCTCGCCGAGCTTTCTACCTAGCTTCTACCAGTGGGTAATCTTCATCGATTAAAGTTACATGCCGGCCCTCGTCAATGATGACGCAGATGCCGAATTCTTCATAGAGCCTCAAGGCTTGGTCGATTGTAATGTGGTCTATTGCGTTTGGATAGGTCATGGTTTCACCTCCCTGTTAAGCTGTTTCTTTGGTTGCAGAGGTTTCGTCGGTGCCAAAGAGTTCCTCTAGAGTTGTTTCTAATGCTTTGGCTATTCGCAACCCTACGCTTATCGAGCAACGGCCACCTGACTCCAGCTTTGATATCATGGACCGATCAACGCCAACAATTTCAGCTAGCTGTGCTTGAGTCAGGTTAAGTTCATTGCGCCTGTTTCTGAGACGTTCGTTCATTTTACCACCTCCACATGTGACCTTCTGTCACTTATATTATAAGTGAAGGCGTTTCACATGTCAACACCTTTTGCCCAATTTTGCCCAATGGAAAACCCCCGTCGATTGGCGAGGGTTTGATTCAATCTACTCCCACTCGATGCCATGCTTGTCTAGGAACTCTGCAGGCTCGCTATACTCGGCGGTATCGCCTGCTTCGATGTCTTTGAGGAAAGCTTTGACGACTAGGTCAATGTCCTTGACTAGGTAAACATCGTCTGCTTTTTCCTCGGGATTGTCTGTGAAGGTGCCAGAGTACAGTGCACGCCTTCTTGCTTCTTCAACCATCTCTGCATAAGTCATTTTGACTTCCATGTCGTTACCCCCCTGGTTTTGTCTTACGTAGTCCAGCATGGCCCTGCGCAAAACCTCGCTTTTTGTAGTATAGTTGGCTTCACAAGCCCTGTCGAAGTCTTTGAGTAGTTGCTCTGGTACCCGAATGTAAATGCGTTTTTCCATAAGACCCCTCCTTTGGTATTGGTGGGGGCTTGCGCCCCCTTACACTCTTACGAAAACCCCGTCGTCATTCTTTGTCACTATGCGTTTTACAAGTTCCTCGGAAATCGAACCATCCCTTTTTTCTACCTTGATGATTTCTCCTTCTTTCACTTCCCTGCCAGTGACCTGGACCAGCCACTCCCCGGAAATCCTCCTCCAGACCGCTGCGCCTTTTGCCAGCTTCTGCTCCAACTCCTGCTTTGCTCTTTCTTTGGCAGCCTTTTCTTTGGCTTCAGTCAAAGCAAATTTGACTTTCCACTCTTCCCGGCGGTTCCAGACTGTCCACTCATCTCCCACTTTGTCGATGCCTAGTTCTTGAGCCACCAAGTCTTCTGATTTACCTGTAATCTCCGCTATCTCTCTTACCTCTTTGTTCATATTGTACATTGCCATCTTGGCTACCCCCTTATCTCTCTTTCTGTCTATATAATAACACGTTGTACGTACAATGTCAACCCCTTCCGAGAGATTTTTTCACTTTTTTTCTAGCACTTTAGCTGGGGCTTTGCAAAAAAGTGAAAAAAGAGCATAAAAAAATACCCCGATCACTCGGATCGGGGGTTGATAGTGACCTTGGGCTGTAACTCGCCCCAGGTCTTATCGCCTATTTTAAAGGGTGGCAAATCGTGTTTTAGAGTTTTGTTGGCCTCCGGCCATTGTGGTTCGCTTCTTGCTAGGGCGTCTTGGTATGCCCGCCATTGTGCACTGGTCCACTCGCGGCTTTGCCAGTGGGCGGGAGTGTCATTAGCTAGGCCGTGCCCTCTTTTAAGCTCTCCGAGTTGGAGGGCTCGGATGGCTCCTCGAAAAAATCCTCAACGTCGTCCTTGTTCTCCAACTTACACAACCACGTTAGCACTTTGACCGCCCAGCCCTCATCACCAGGAGCAGGCTCCCGGCCAAACTCTTCGTAAAACTTGTCTTGGAAAACATCCATCGCCAGGGCCAGCTTCTCGTAGCCTTTCAGCCCGGCCAGGATACCCATCTTCTCGACAAGATGCCAGACCTGAAAGACTACGCGGAAGTGGTTGAGGTACTTGCGCGCCCACAGTCCTATAGCAACCACGACAACCAACGCCAATACACCTAAAACTTGTGGTTGTAAAATGAACTCTAACATTTGTAACCCTCCTTATTGAAATCTAACTTGTGGCCCAGGTCTAACATCGACATGAACAAAGTTTTGAGCAGGATAAGCTCCCACGCCTGTAAACCCATG